CTTTCTCCATGTTCTCCAGTTGGATTAGATGTAGATGGTAATATTAAAGCATTTTCAGCTTCTGTTAATTGTTTGCCAGTTACTTTTTTGATCATAGCTCTAATTGCATTTGCATTTTCCTTTGTTGCATCTTGTGTTAATCCAGTAGATGCATTTTTTGCTTTAGCTTTCATAATCTCTATTTCTTCTTGATCTAATACTTCTTGAACTGCTATAGCATCTTTTAATTCTTTTATTTCTTCCATCTTTGCTTTTGCATCTTGAATTTTATTATTGTCTAATAATACTTGAGCCTCATTTTTTAAATTAGCTAATTTATTTTTCATTTCATCTATTTTCTTCATAAATACTCTCCTTAAATAAAAAAGACTTAAATTACTTATATTAACTGTAATTCAAGTCTTAGTTTTTCTATTTCTTCTTTATCATTTTTTATTTGTTTCATTTTACTATTTTTAAACTTACTCGGCAGATGTTTATATGAATCAAAATACTCACTTGAGCATGCAACTATACTTTTTTCTTCTCCTAATTCTACATTGAAAAAATTACAAGCTTCTTCTCCAGTAAGCCAAGTTTCTTCCTCTACCATTTGTTTTATTGTATCTATAGATACACCTTCTTTTAGATTTTCTTCATATACATTTAAAATACATTTTTCTATACTATCTAAATCATTTGCCATTTTTCTAAAGTCATTTGCATTTCCACTAGTCCAACCCCAAGGCTTATGTATCATAAAACTTGCTGTATTTGGTATTACAACTTTATCTCCTGCTAATGCTATTACACTAGCTATACTTGCTGCTAATCCATCTACATATACTATTTTTTGTCCTTCGTGTCTTTTTAACATATTATATATAGCTAATCCTGCAAATACAGAACCTCCACCACTATTTACATATATATTTAAATCCTTGCCTTTGTGTTCATCTAAGAAATTTTTAATACTTTCAGGATATTGGTCTGTATCATCCCAAGCTCCCCACCAACTACTTACTATATCTCCATAAAAATATAAATCAGCAGATGTTGATGTCTGATTTTTAACTTGTAAAATCTCTTTTAAGTTATCCTTCACCTTTTTCACCTCCTTCTCCATATTGACTTCCTAAATCATCTAAAAATATACTTGCTCCATTACCTATTATTAAACGGTCTGTACCCTCTATATATGGTAAATTTTCTTGTGCTCTTACTTCTGCTATAGTTTTCCATCCAGTTACAACTGCTGTTCTATGTGCATCAGTTCTACTTTTTAAATCACTTCTTAAAATACTATCTACATTAAAATTCCAATAGTATCCCTTTTCTTTTTGATACTCAAATAATAATTTATAGTCCATTTCTTCTTCATAAGTAGTTAATACATTTTGAAGTGTATCACTATAAAATGCTTTATTTTGTTGTTCTATATTATTATAAGAACTTTTTTCCATATCATTTAATTGGAATCCTTTAACTCCAAATGCATTAGCTATATGTTTAGCTGTTAATCCTTGAATTTCAAAAAACTGGCTATTTACTAATTTAGTTTCTAATTGGGAAACTTTAAAATCGGTGGGAATAGGAACTACTTTGCCTGCATTTTTAGTACCACCTAAACTAGCAAATTTCTTTCTTATCTTCTGTTGTTTTGCATCATTTAAATCCCCAACATATTCAACTATAATAGGATCTTGCAATCCACTTTGATATTTTTCTTTTAAAACATTAGTGGCATATTGTTCATTATTGATAATATCACTAATATACTTTTTTATACTTGTGCCTTTTATTCCATTCATACTAAAATTTTTAAAATGTACAATTTGGTCTTTTGTATATATTAGTTGTCCTTTTTTTGGATCATTATATATATAAAATAATCTTTGATTATCATTTGTTATATTGCTAGATGTATCATTTACTTTTGTATCATCTATAATTATGCTTACTCTTGTACTATCTAGTAAATATAATCCTTTTATTGAATGATTATTATAATCTATATCCATAACCCAAAATGCATCACCACAATCTAACCTTTGAAATTCTGTAGCCCATTTAAAATCATGTGGTGTCATATACGGATTAGGTCTATATTTTAATAATCTATATAGACTTTGATCTACTGCTTTTCTTGATGATCCATTTTCTAGCTCTTGCATTAATTTTAAAGGTAATTTAGCTAAAGCATTGCACCTTATTTGCATACATGTATAATAAGTAATACTTGAAAGCTTACTATTTGATATATTTAATATATTCTTAGTATCAAAAAAACCTTGTATTTGTTCTAATGTAGGGTTAGTATTTATAGTTTCATCATCTACTTGATTCTTAAACCTTTTAAAAAGTTTCAAATTTAAATTCACCTCCCTACCATTCATCACTATCTAGCCATTCATCAATATCAGCCGTATTTATAGGCTCATAATAATATGCTAATTTAAATGCTGCTAACATAGCATCTACTGGATCTATACGTTTCTTATTAGCATCTTTGTCTATTTTTATTAAACCATTACTTTTTCTTATAACTGCATTACTCATAGCAAAGTTTAATACTGGATTATGTTCATATATTACATTTTTACTATAAACTTGCTCTCTAAAGCCTTGGGTTGCTTCATTTAACGATTTATGACTTTGATATACTTCAACTACATCATACCCTTCATTTTCTAAATCCATCATTATTTTAGATGCATTTGAAGGGTCAAAGCATAAATTATATATTTTCCAATTATTCTTTTTACAAGTATCTAAAACATAATTCATTACTGCATTTTGGTCTACAATTTCTGTATCTGTTACTGTTAAAAATCCATTAGATTCCCATGAATCATAATTAACTTTATCAAGCCTTTTTCTTTCAATTAATTTTTCTCTATTTGGTATAAATGAATGACTATAACAAATATATTTTTTCTCATTTTTATCAAATATAGGTATTATAAAAGCTACACTTGTTAAGTCAACTTTTGCTGACATATCAAATCCAACAAATACATCTTTTCCTTTTAGATCATATGTAATTTTTTTCACTTCACAAGCTTTCCATTTAGCCATATTCATGTAACCATTTTGCTTAGCTTGTACCCATTTATTTAAACACTTTGTAAGGAAAGTTATCATCTTTTCTGGTATATCTTTTGCTATTTTATACTCTCCTTCTATTTTTTCAACACCTTTAGAATAAGTCATTCTAATTGGATTAGCCTTTTTCCAGTTTCTTTTATTGTCTATATCATCTTTTTCATCAATCTCTTGTATATCTACAAAGTATTCATCATTCCAAGTGTCTACATTAGGATTTAATACTCTACTACAATATAAATACTCTTGACCATAGCAAGGATATGTTAAATCCATCCCTGCTGTAGTTATTATCATAAGTAATTCTTCTTTTGTATTTGCTCCTAACCCTAAATCATAAAATTCTGTAGTTGGATGTTGATGATATTCATCTATAATAAGAAGTGCTGGATTAGATCCATCACCCTTTTTACCATCTTCTTTATTTAATGCTTCTAAATATGACTCTGTTTTAATATGCGTTATTCTATCTCTAGTAATATTGAATTTGCTTTTTAACGGACTTCCTCTAAGCATTAACTTTGCTTCATCAAATACAACTTTAGATTGCTTTCTTTTTACTCCTGCACAATAAGTTTCATAAATTTCATCATTTTTAGTTGATGTGCAAGCTATTTCATAAAGTGCAACTCCTGATTCCATTTGTGATTTTGCATTTTTTCTAGCAACCTCTGTAAAAGACTTTTTAAATCTTCTATAACCAGTAACTTTATGTCTCCACCCATATATTTGACATAAAAAAAATTTTTGCCATTTATTTAATATAATAGGTTGTTTGGCTAGAATTCCTTTACTATGTCTTAAATGAGAAAACCATTTAACTATTTTTTGAGCTTCTTCTTCATCCCAATAATAAGGAAACTCTTTATTTAATATTTTAAGACTTTGATTTTTTACATCATTTAAAAATCTTTGACAAGCCCATTTATGTTTTTCACAACTTATATAGTCTTCATACTCACTTATATATTTATCTTCTAAGCAATTTTTTGCATACTCTATAAGTTCTTCTATTATAGGTACTTCAAACATTTTAAATATCTCCAAAATCATCAACTATATCTTGCTTAGTTTCTTTACTCTTTATGGTTGCAAGTTTTAATCTACTATCAATGCTTAAACCTAATAGGCTTGAGTATTTCCTCATTTCATCTGAGTATTTCATTTGAATTTTTATATAAGGATTCTCTACAAAATTAGTTGCTCCAAACTTATTTGTATATTCTACAACTTGAGGTTGCTTTGCTAATTCTTCACTTGCTTCTATATAAGAGGAATAAGCGTTACAGTAAGCTCCTAAGTTATTCAAATCTAAATTAGATATAACTGCAATAGTTCTAAATTGTTCTACAAGTCTTTTCCATTCTTTTTTTGCTACTTTATCTCTTAGCCACCTTGGAGCTTTTTCTAATTGATCACTATTTGCTTTTATCAAATCTTCTTCTATTTCTTTTTCTGCTTTTTCTTCTTTGGTTAAATTTTTACTTTGTAAATCTTTTGGAACCCTTGGTCTTGCCATAGCCTTACCCCCCTTTCGTTAGTTTTGGGAATTTTGTGTTTTAAAGACTAGGACTGCGACTTTTCGACAGTCATATAAAACATTTATTACTACCCCCTAGCCTTCAAAATAAAAAAGATAAGTAAACATACTTACTTATCTCTAAACTTCCTTAGAATCGATTTTAATTCATTTTGAGTTTGTTCTTTATCACTTGTTTTATATTTATTATGAACTACTTGATGACAACTCTCACATAAACTTATAAGATTCTCTTCATCAAACCTCTTAATCCAATCTTCTTTTAGTTCTACTATATGATGAGTTGTATCCATTGCTTTAAGAATTCCTTTATCTAAACATAATAAACAATATCCATTATCTATATATTTTATTTTTTCTCTTTTTAATCTCCAAGCAGTTGAACTATAAAATGATTGTTCCTTAGAATCTTCTCTATACTTTTTATATTCTTTATGTCTATCATTTGCTTTAGCTTCACACACTTCACAATACTTTTTACTAATGCTGACTAATCTTCTATTACATTTAGGACATATCTTCTTCATATTTTTATTTTTTATCTAGGTATTTATTTAAATGTGGTACACTTACATAATTATTTAATTCACCATCTGAAAATTTAAATACAAAATTATATCCTTTAGAATCTCTTTCCCATCTTCTTTCAGCTGCTTCTTTCTTTAACAAAGGAGATTCTAATTTCTTTTCTAAAAAATACATTCCTTTAGTAATTATTTTAATTTCCATTCAAACACTCCTTAATAGTAATATGAGCGTAACATATGTTATAAAGTGTGATACTCATATTATATTATTTTTTATACTCTCTAAATATTGATATTTCAATACCTTCAATTACTATTTTAAATTTTAAATTTTTATAAGCGTAACGTATATGAAATATGTTACACTCAACTAAAAATCATCTGTTTTTAATACTAAAAATATCTAAATGTAGTATATGCTCTATCCATTCTATCTTGGTCTATACCTATATATGCTAAGGTTATAGCTGGACTTGAATGATTAAATATTTTCTGTAACAATGCTATATCTTTAGTTTGTTTATAATAATGGTATCCAAAAGTCTTTCTCATACTATGACAACCTAAACAATCTACATTAAACATATCTCCAAGTTCTTTTAATATCTCATATGCTCTTTTACGAGTAATTGGTTTATTAAATCCTTGTCTAGATTTTATTATATACTCATAAATTTCTTTATCTTGAACATACTCTTCTAGTGCTTCTCTTAATATAGGATTTATTTTTATTATTTTTTGCTTTGAGGTTTTTTGTTCTCTTAAAGTTATCTGCTTTTTTATTTTTCTTTTATTTGTTTTATTGCTAATGTCAATTACGTCTTTTACTCTTAATTTTAATATGTCGCTAATCCTAAGCCCTGTATATATCCCCATGATAAACATTATATAATTTCTATTATTATTTTCTTTGAGGTATAAACACATATTAGCTAAAATATCCGAATCTCTAATCGGCTCTACATAATTCACAACTCACCACCTCAAATTTTATTTACCTATAAGTTTATCAATATGTTTAGCACACAATCTACTTTGTGTTCTTGTTTTATTGTTACATCCCTTAACTATACATTTACTTTGATAATGGTCAAAATTAGGTTTCTTGCTCATTTCCCTATCTAACCTTCTCAAATTTTCATTTTCTAAATCATGGATCATCTTAATTACTTCATCAGCATCTTTCCATTTTTTCATATAATCACCTTTTATACAAAATAAAAAAGCCAGGTGAGAAAGTCCTGACTTTTTTGAACGTAATAAAGTTGTTGCTAATACTAAAATGTAATTAGTTTATACTCCATACCTCTACAGAGTTATCTTAAATTTCTATACTATTATATTAACATGAATATATCTCTCATGCTTCGATACTTATTCATAACTTTTTCCTTCGCTTTTCTGTATTTTAACAATCTATTAAACCTTCCATTGCTGTATTTTTTAAATTATAGAAAGGGTACATAATAGACATAGATTTATGAATCATACTATCTCTTATAGAGTAATATGTATCTTTCCCTACATTCATTTTATCAGCATAAATTTTCCAATCTTTTATTTTTAATTTATACCTTATATTAAACATTTCTTGTTCTTCTCTATTAAAATTTCCTCTTGCTCTTTCAATTCTCTTTAAGTCTCTTTCTTTCTTAAGTTTATGTTTTTCTAAAAATTCTATCTGTTTTTGTTTTTGTAATATTTCTTTTTCTATAGATGAACTTATATTAGTACTTGTCTGAACCTTTTCTGAATATTCTATAGCTCCACAGCCCATATAATCTTGTTTTAAAAAATCTATTTCTTCTTCAAAGTATTCAATTTCTTTTTTTAAATCTTCATAGTTATAAAACATACCTTCAACTTTTGAAAATAATTCATCCTTATCTAGTTCTTTCTCTATTTTTTCTATCTCATTCATAACAATCTCCTTCTTATCATTTAGTTATCATTATCAATATATCAAGATAAGTATACTGATAATGATATTTATCTCCTGATAATTACTTAAATGAATTATTTTATTGAAACTTTATATACTTCTAAAGCTACACTCTTTCTTTTCAAATATATATCATAATTGAAATAATGATTATTTCTAATTTGGCATATAACCTCGTTACCTAATATTTTTGGTATCTCATAAAGCATTATAGGTTTTATGTTTTTATTATGTTTTATATAATAATCATTCCACCTAACTAATATAATATCGCCTTTTTTAAGTTGCTTGAATTGTTCTATATTCTCTAATAATTCAATGTCCATATACTATCTCCTATTAAATATAAAATTATATTAAATTTCTATTTAACTTCAAATGCAATTTTACGTTGTTTATAATCTATTATTCTATTTTCACATTTCTTTTTTACTCTTGGTTTTCTTGTTCTTTTAGCTATAGCTTCAAGCCTTTTAATTTCTTTATCACATTCACATTCTAGGAAAAATCTGAGGATATTTATTTGTTTATCTTTAGCTTTAAGATCTGTAGATAGACCTAATAAATGATTGTTCATATCTTTTAAATCATTTACTAATTTTTTATTTCTTTGTCTATGATTTGTAATTATAGTTTCATTCTCATCCATAATTGACTTTATTTCTTTTTCATACTTTTCCTCTGCTTCTTTATATCCTATCCTTTTATATTTATTTTTTATATTCTCAACTTCTTTTGGTGTATGTAATCCCATAAATACCATTTCTATCCCTCCAAATTGAACTTTTCTACTTTGCCAGTTTTTATATTTATAAACCTATATTCGCTTTCATTTTGTCTTTCTAATAAATAGTCCTTAGGATCTAGTTTTAATTTACTTAAAAATTCTTTATGCTTTCTATTTAATTTAACTCCATGCTTCATAATTAATCTCCTATACCTATATAAGATTATTTCTTCTCTTAAATTCTTTTATAGCTTCATCCCATGCTTCTTGAACTGTTATTCCTCTTTTTTGAGCCACTGTTTCAGCTATCTTTCTTAAATTATCTGCTTCCTTTAAAATATTCATTTACTTACACTCCATATATCCTATAATTTAATTCTTTTCCTTTAAATTCAAATCTATATTTGATATTAGTTTCAAAATTATTTGTCATTTCAATTATTCTACTTGCTAAGGCTTCATCTAAATCTAACATTTTACTTATAGATAATTCAGTTGTAATTATCATAGATTTTTTATTATCATATCTGTAATTTATAATGTCATACATTATTCTTAACTCTGCTCTAGATTTTGTATAATCTCCTTTTTCAAATCCTTTAAATAAATCATCTATAAATAAAATAGTAGTATCTCTATATTCTTGAATTTTCTTATTATAGAATTCTGTATCTGTCATATTGAATTTTAATTCATTTATATCTTTTGTATAACTCATATACTTAACAGAATACTTTTCCAATAACTTATTACACGTAGCTATAGCTAAATGTGTTTTACCTCCTCCAACTTGTCCTTGTAATAATAAAGCTTTCTCTTTATTAAAATCAGTTATATACTTAATACAAATATTTCTTGCATTTTCTCTATCAATATTATTTACCTTATAATTCTTAAATGTGTTTGTTTTAACTCTATCAGCTATACCACTTTTTTCTAATCTTTCTTTAGCTAACTTTATCTCTCTACACTCACAGAACTTTACGGTATCATCTATAAATATATATCCTTTGTCTTTACACTGGTTACACTTATAATTCAATTCCAAGCTTTTTGGCTTCTCTTTCAGCTTCTTCGCTTGATACTGTTTCTTTATACTCTGTATCCATTTGTCGTTCGTATTCACTAAATGCTCCAAATTTATCAACTTCCTTTTTTATTTTCTCATTTAGATATGATTCAAATTTAGTCCCAAATAATGTGGCTGGTCTAAGATATTGATCCATCTTAGAATCATCTTTCCATGTGTAAACTTTATTTTCTATTACTTTATAGAAATCTTCTAATTTAAAACCTTCGTTTAATCTAGCTCTTATTAGTTGTTGTGTTTTTCTAGAAGATGATTTATAGTTTTTATTAGCTAAACTATTTAACTTATCTATTACAAGACTATATATATTATTATTAATTATATTATTAAGATATATATTATTATCTTCACACTTTTCCGAATACCCCTCTTCGGTTTTTCGAGTATCTCTGTCGGTATCTCGAATACCCCTCTTCGGTTTTTCGAATAGTTTAATAACTCTTTTATCTATAGCCTTAGAATTTTGTTTATATATATATTCAATACTTATAAAACCTTTTTTTTCTAAAGACTTTATAATTTCAGAACATCTATTTTTTGATAATTTAAAGAAAGTAGAAAAATAGTCATTACTTGCAAAGCATCCATCATCATCATTGTCTAAACTATCTATTTCAACTAAAAATACTTTTTCTTGAATACTAAGTACCTCATTTAACCAAATTTCCTTTGGAATCCAAATTCCTTTAAATCCTCTTTTCATAACTTTCCCCTAACTTATAACTATTGTAATAGGCAAAAAACGTTCCACATTGAACATAGTGTAGTCTATATCCTTTAAATCTTCACTAGCCCCATATATAGCCTCTTGTAATGCCTCAAACTCATTCTTTATATTTGAAAATTCTATTTCAATTTGATTTAGATCTTCTGTATCTATTGATTCTTCTAAATTATTTATTTTTCTCTCAAAACATTTTAATTCTGATATTACTTGTTTTAACATACTAATCCCTCCACATCTTTAAACTTATTTGCTAATTCTATTTCTTCAATTAAATAAGTTGGTAATTTATAGCTTTCAACTGCTTCTAAAGCTTGATCTAATTGTCTTCGCTTAATTGCTTTGTAACTTCTTACTCCAAATTCTCTTCTTAATTGTCTATATATATCGCTATAAACTTTACTTCTTAAACTTTTATCTCTATATGCATTACTATTTTTCCCATTTAAAACTTCTGTACCTGTTTTTCTAACTAATCTTGTTATTTCTTCACATTCTACTGCAAATAATGGAATTTCTTCTTTAAAATCAATAAGTTCCGTTCTAACTGTCGTTACTTCTTTCTGCATTTCTTGTATTTTTACATCATGGGTTAATAATGCTTTCATTTCTGGACTTAAGTTTTTATACTGATATTGTTTATTTTCTATGAGCTCTTGCTCCATCTTATTAAACGCTTCTATGTATTTTAACTTCCAAGCATCAGCCTTTAATCCAGTGAATCCCATTGTTATAAAACTAAATCCATCTTTAGTTAACAATACCTGTCTTTGTTGTCTTCCTTTTCCATCTATATAAAAGTCTTCTAAAAAATTATCTAAAAAGAATATTTTTAAGTTATTTATATCTGCCGAATTTTCGACCGATTTATTTAACTCTCTTCTTTTTGAATCTATTTTTTCTAAAACATGCTTATGTTCCTTTTCAAAATGCTCTGCAATCTTTTTGCTACTTACTAAGAGTTGACCCTCTATACTTTCTATTTTTACTAAGTTTTCATTTTCTGTTTTAACTATATGATTCATTTTAATCCTCCTTAAATTTTTAAAATTTTTTGAGCTTCTAATGCTCCTATCATTCTATTTTTATATCCTTCATAAAGAATCTTATTGTTAGCTTTTAACTCTGAGGCTATTTTTAAGAAGTCTTTTAAATCATTTTTTTCTTCTATACTTTTTTTTGATAGAGACAATTTATACCCTCCTATCTTATCGACTTTGTCGACTTGTTATTTTTATTGTATCGACAAAGTCGATATAAGTCAATACCTTTCCACATTTTTTGCAAAATAAATTTGTCGATTTTAAAACTAGTTTTATCGACAAAGTCGCAATTTTAATATATAATTATCCTTGAGGTGATAAAATGAACGAGAGATTAAAGGAATTAAGAAATAAAAAAGGATTATCTCAAAAAGCTTTTGGAGAAATTATAAAGCTATCTCCAGATATGATTTCATTATTAGAAAAAGGGAAGCGAAATTTTACAGAAAGAGTTATAAACGATATTTGTAGGGAGTTTGATGTAAACAAAGAATGGCTTGAAACTGGTAAAGGTGAAATGTTTATAGATATATTATCTCAAATAGAAGAGTTTAATAATGCAGATCCAGATATTCAAGAATTAGTAAGAATGTATATTCAATTAGATGATGTTTCTAAGGCTTATTACAAAAAAAGAATGCTTGAAGAATTAAATAGAAAATAAAAAGGACTGCTTAATTACAGTCCTTTTTATTTAAACTTCTTTCTATTATCATACCTTTTATTAAAAAAAAATCATTATTTTTTATTCTTTTTAATTTAGTAGCTATATTTATTAATTCTAATATATCATCTTTTCTCAAGAAAATCCCTCCAAAACAATTTTGAAATATCAATATTATTTAATAACTCTAAAGTTTCCTCTTACAACCCCTAAAATATCTGCTTTTGATTTATGTACCCTTATATCATCTATACATTCATTTTCCGATTCTAATCTTATATATCCATCTTCTTGTGAGAAAAATCTCCTTATAATTATTTTATTATCAACTACTAAAACTACTATATTTGAGTTTAGTTTATTATAGGACTTATCTACTATAATGTAATCATCTTCTAATATACCAACATTCACCATACTTTTATCATTAACTTTCATTATAAAACTCTCTTTGCCTATAACTAAATTTGAAGGTAGTTTCATGTACTCTTCTATATTATCATCTGAATCAATTGGTTTAACTGCTATATTTTGTTTTATAACAGGCAAATCAATTACTTCTTGATGTAACCCATTTGAAAAATTTTCCTTTTCCAGTAATTCTATTGCCCTCGGTTTAGATGGGTCTCTTTTTATGTATCCTAATTTTTCTAACTTATTTAGGTTTGAATGTACATGAGACGTAGAATTTACTCCTACATGTTGACATAACTCTCTTATTGTTGGGGGATACCCTTTTTGAGTGAGCATATCTTTTATATGCTTAATTATCTTAATTTGCTTATTGGTTAAATCTAGATACATACTACCCTCCTAAGTATTAATAAATATTTTTTTTAAAAAATACCAAACGTACGTTCTGCTTATTACAGGAAAATATTAACATAAATTTAACATACTGTCAAACGTATGTTCTGTTTTTTTATAAAAAAACTAGAGTATATAACTCTAGTCCTCAGTATATTTTATTTTATCTTTATCTATTTGACCCATTTTAATAGTTTCACTTATCATTCCATCTTTATCTATTTTTCCTTTGATAAACATATTATCATTATTAAACATTATTCCTTCATCATTTCCTAAATCAACTGTTATATATTTATAGTCATTATTTTTTACGACATCATTATAAAATTGAATCAGATTTTTATCAGTAATATCTTTTTCATTACTTTCAACAACTAATCTAGTTCCTATTTCTTCTCCTAATCCATTTTTAACACTTTCTTCATGAGTTTCACCAAGTACAGTTTTATTTCCACATCCAACTATAATCAACATTGAACATGCTATTAATGATACTAAAATTATTATTTTTTTCATTTAAGTAACTCCCTTTTTTGTTTTTATTATATTACTTATTTTTTTTTGGTTCAAGAGAATTAGATTTTAATATGATAAATCCCTAATTTGTCGTTATGTTTGAAATTAGTTTTATTTCATAAAAAAGACAAGAACTTCTTTAATAGTATTTAATAGTATTTAATAGTATTTAAAGTATTTAGGACTAGCTATACATATTGGAAATACTTGTATAGAAGAAGTTAAATACGACGAATTAGGGATTTAATACGACGAATTAGGGATTTAATACGACGAATTAGGGATTTAATACGACGAATTAGGGATTTAATACGACGAATTAACGAATTAGGGATTTAATACGACGAATTAGGGATTTATATTACGACAATAAAAAATAGATTGACGCAGTTAAACCAAACTGTTAATATTTAGATATAACTTAGTAGAACAAGGGGGAAATAAGGTTGTATCTAATAGAAGAGCTAGAAAATGATAAAATTTTAATGAAAAATAATATATTAGTAAAAGCACGATATAACTTGAGTTTAGTTGAAAATAGAATATTTTTATTTATGCTTTATAAACTTCAAAGAGAGTCTAAAGGGATTTTAAAATGCGAAATTAGTCATAAAGAATTTAAAGATATAGTTAAATTTAAAGAAAAGAATACTGTAAAAGGGATATTAGAAGTATTAGAGGAATTAAGAAAAAAGCCTATATTTTTTAAGGAAGAAAAGAAAAATAAAAAAGGTAGTTTATGGGGAGCTTATGGATTTATAAATGGATATTATTACGACGACGAATTAGGGAGTTTTAATATAGAAGCATCTGAAAAAATACATGAGATTTTAAAAGAATACTTAAAAATGGGATATACACCTATAAATGTTCAAATATGGCTATCTCTTAATAATTCATATGCTCAACGTTTTTATGACTTATTAAGGCTTTGGAGTAATACAAAGACTGTTATAACTTATAAAGTAGATGAGATTAAAGAATTATTAATGTTAGAAGATAAGTATGACAGATATAATGACTTTAAGAGAAGGGTTATAACTCCAGCTATAAAAGAACTTAATAATACAGGTTATTTCGAAATAGATATAAAAGAAAATAAGATTGGTAGAAAAGTTGATTCTATAGATTTTATAGTAAAGGATCTAGATAAGAGAAAGTATTTTACTAATGTAAAAGAACCTAAGGTTTTAGAAGTTAAAAGAGAAGAGATATTTGAAGATAACCCAGTAACTAATAACCAAAAGAAAAAAGAGGAATTAAAAGATTTTTACATTCCAAATAAAAAGTTATTTACAGCTAAAACACTAGACAACTTTAAAAAAGATTTCTCAAATTATGATTTTAAAGATAGTACATATAAAAGATTGTTGCAAGAAGCAATTTTAGTAACTTTAGAAAAAGATGATGAAGAAAAGATTAAAGTTAAATCTTATAACTATTTTAAAAAGACTTTAGAAAATAAAATAAATGATATTCAAAATAAAAAAGATAAACCTAAATCAGTAAATACTAGATTTCATAATATAAATCAAAGCTTTAATAAATATAATGCAGAAGAATTAGAAAGAATGTTAATTGAAAATCAAAAAAGTAAATTTGAAGTTCATTCTAATAATTCAAACGAAGATATTATATCAGATAATTTGAAATTAGATGAAGATAAGATAGGTTAAAAAAGGCACATGTAATATGTGCTTTTTTATTTATATAAATTATTTTTAATGCAAACAAACATTATTAATAAATTTTATATACATTGAAAATAATTTATTAATAATGTTTGTTTAGTTTTAAAGGAATATCGGCATAAATGTATAATAATTTAATATAAAACCATTTATAATTTAGTATAAAGTTAAAAGTAAAGTATAAATAAATTAAAAATAATTTATTTATACTTTACTTTTAACTTGTAATGAATCTTTAATTATATTAAAATAAAAAGTAATTGAAAATTAAAATAAAATTAAAAATAATTTATTTATAATTTATTTTTAATTTAAAAATAAATGAGGTGTAAATTATGAAAATATGTTCATTTTTCAATGTTAAAGGTGGAGTTGGAAAAACTACTTTAACAATACTTACTGCAATGAAATTAAGTAAAGAAGGTAAAAAAGTATTGCTTATAGATGCAGATACTCAAGCAAATCTAACTCAATTCTTATATAAAGTAGTTCACGAAGATAAAACATTATTTCAAATGCTAACAGAGAATGCAACAGCAGATGAAGTAATACTAAAAAGTATATTAGATAGATTTGAAAATATCGACTTAATTCCAAGCGATATAAGTTTAAGTGTATTATCTGAATATCTATCAACTCAAATGGGAAGAGAAAAGGCTGTATGGAGATGGTTTAAAAATAACATAGAAGCAGTAGAAAAATACGATTATATATTTGTAGATTTATCACCAAGTTATGATCTAATAGCTAGAAACTTTATGTTAATTTCAGATAGTATTATAACTCCAATTGAATATCAAGATATTGCTAGTATAAGAGGGTGCGAATTATTCTATCAAAAGTTTAGACAAGACTTAGAGTTCTTAGATATACGAACAAATGTAAAAAGAGCTGTTGTTATAAATTCATATACAAGCAGAAAATTAAGTACTGGAGATTTATTTAATAACTATTTAAATGAATTTGAAGATATAAAAAGAGATTTATTAGAATCTAAGATTAGTGATACTACTGTAGTAAAGAATGCAATTTTAAATAATATGGATTTAGAAGATTATTGTAGAAAACAAAAGAAGGCTCACAAGGTTAGAGAAGAGTTTAATAATTTAATAAAAGAATTAGAAGAAAAGGAAGTGCTATAAAATGGCTTTAGATATTTTTAAGGAAGAGGCTAAAGATATAAGAATAAGAAAAAATGACTATCAAACTACAGTAGATAAAGTTATAGAAAATAATATAAAAGAAGATGATATATCTATAGGTACTTTAAATTTATTAGATATGGAAGAAGAGAAAAAGATAGTAAAAACACCTCAAACTATTTACTTAGAAGAGGATGATTTAAAGCTTCTAAAAGCAGTATCTTCTATAAAAAACACAACTATAGGGAAGACAATTAATAATATAATCAAAGTTGCTGTAGAAACTACAAAGGCTAGCTTACCAGCTGATTTCGATATAGATAAGCAAGTATTAAAGTATGATAAAGACAATAAAGTAAAAAAAAATAAAAAATAAAGTTAAAATAAAGTTAAAATAAAGTGCAAAAAATGTATAAATAAATTATTTATACATTTTTTTATTTAAGCAGAAACAAGAGATTTACTTCTATTATTCTATTTTTGTGATTCTTGATAAAATTCATTTTTAATCTTTTCTAGTTCTTTTGAATAACCATAGCTACGCAATATGCTTTCTATTGATACATACATTTCTTGAAGTGCATCAGGTTCTTTAATTAGCATTTGTTCTATACAATAAAACCATCTACGTAAAGCTCTAGCATCTTCAAATTCTGATATATTAGAAATTAATTTAGACCATTCTTTATCATACACAATAGCACTATGTTTCTCTTTAAATTTAACAACCCTAGTAGAATCTAAAACTCTAAGCATACGTAAATCACCATTTAAGTCTAAGAGTTTTATAGACTTATATGTATCCAATGTTAAAAACATCAACCGTTTTATTTCTTTAGATGATTGGTTTTTTACTTGCAGTTTATATACTAAAATAGCTATGCATCCGCCTAAAACACTACCTGTAAATCCTAAAAATCCTGAATACTCCGAACTTATATGCTTTAAGAAGTCTAAAATTAAAATTAAAATTAATTCTAAAACTTTAAATAATTCTAAAACAGTTTCCTGGAAAAATTTTAGAGTCATAAAATTAAAACATATGGATATTAGTAAAATGATTTTTACAAATTTCAAAGAAAATTCTATATTAATTCCACTGTCCTCATTGGATATATTTTTTTTAAATAAATCGAATAGCTTCATAATCCCTCCCAATAAATATGTGCTGCAAATATAAATTATGATATATAGCAAAATAAGATTTATTATTTTTTCATTGAATTTTGATGACTATTTACAAATTTAACTATCTCATTAAAATTTGCTGATTTTTTTTCTGTGTACCCTTCAGGGATTATTTTATTTATTATTACATCAATATAATTAATAAAAGCGTTATGGTATTGACATAATTTCTTGAATAAATTATCAGGATCTATATATCTAGTGTATAATTTTTTTAGTTTTTGACCCTCAACTGATATGGGGAGATGATTAGAATCATTATATAATTCACTAGTATAGATCATTCCTCTATGTTTTAAGTAATTATACATTTTTCGAATATATTCTGTATTTTCATTTGAAAGAAAAGAATCTATATGTTTTATTAAAAAGTCAATATTATTTTTTTTATCTTTTTCTGCAAGTGATTTTGAAAAATTAAGTATTTCATTAATCTCAGATTTATTACAATACTTTGAAAATTTTTCATATAAATTATCATAGATTAAATCTAAAGTGTTATTATTACTAGCATAGAAATAAACTACTTGCCAAGAGTAATCTAGTGCATAGTTATAGTAACTAAGTGCATTAAATAAGTTAGTACTTTTCATAAACTTATACATGTTTTCATCTTCTTTATTTTCCTCGATATATTCATCATTTACATATATTTCTAAGTTTATTTTTCCCATATTTAAAATATAGTAAATATCTGAAATTTTTTGCCCACTAGCTAAAATCCCAATATCATATTCATCTTTAATATAATGCATATAATTTGGTCTGTACTCATATAAATGACTAAAATCTTTTAATTCCATCAAATATTCCTCCTTTAAAATATAATCTTTGTTAAGATAACATATATATCGTGTTGAAATTTGTAGTAAAATGCGAAAATAAAGAAAAAATTTGAATTGATAGATAACTTTTTCTTTATTTTTATTAGATATGGAAGAAGAAAAAATATAGTGAAAACAACTCATACTATTTATCTTGAAGAGACTGATTTAAAGGCTATATCTTCTATAAAAAACAACTATAGATGAGAGAATAAAGTAAAAAAATAAAAAGTAATTTGCAAATAAAGTATAAATAAAGTATAAATAAAGTAATAAAAATTTAGAGGAGCTGGATAATATGGGGATATATTCTGAAACAGATTTAATAAGAGAGGTTGATTGTGAAAAATGTGGGAAAAAATATACTCAAAGATTATATGAGTATATAGGTGGAGCAAAATATTGGAGCGGTTATTGTGAGTGTACTCCTACTATAAGAGACTCTACTGTGGAGTTACTAAAAAGTCAAATTAGAATATTAAATTGCGATATTATAAAGGATAATTGGAATTATGAAGTTATAAATTCAATTAATAATGAATTAAAACAATTGACTAATAAAAAACTTTTTAAATATAGTATATATAACGAATTTCGTACAGATGGTAAACAGAATAAATACATTTATATAGTTAAATATCCATTTAAAAAAAATATCGCTAATTACATTGGAGAGGATATTAAAAAATTCTATAGAGAAACTAAAAATATTTCGATAGAAAATTTATTCATAGAAAAAGTATTAAATTTTTCAAAAGAAGATTTTGCACACTATTTAAGTTATTTATGTAGTTTAAGAGAAAAAAATAGATAAAATATTTTTTATTAGGAGATAATATTTATAGATTTAGTAATTTCATAAATAATCAATTAAAATTAACACGTAAATTACCTTGTTATTTTTTATATTATTCTTAAGGCATAAAAGACATAGTTTTATGTCTTACCTATTAAAGCATTGAAAATGCTATATTTCTTTTTGAAAATATGCTGACATAGTCAGAACGGATTATTTATCCACAGAAAATATATAGCTTATCAACATATTTTAAAAAGTTATTAACAATTATATAGATAGTAAAAGTATGCTCCCAAGGAGTATATTTTTTTGGAAAAAATAAGAAAAAGTTTTAAAAAAGTATTGACTTTACCGTACGGTGGTAGTATAATTATATATAGAAAGGGGGTGAACAAAGTGTCTAGGGTGGAACGAAAAAAAGCAAAAAAAGAGAAAGCTACCAAAAAATTAATTATGATAGCTCTCTACATAGGAAATATAATTTCCTTCATCAATTCAGTTTTCGACTTGATAGAAAACTTGAAAAAACATTTTTAAAACTTGTGAGGGTCTAGCCACCCTCACAAATATTATACCATAGGCACTAAGATTTATGAAAAGAAATAAATGGGTAACTTTTCTAATTGCATTCTTTATATTAAATGTGATATTGAAAATTATAGTAATACTTACAAAATAGGAGGGAAAAATGGATCCAGTTGAAAAAAAGATAAGCTTTAACAAGGGTGGTAATGGTGGCTTTACACTTAAATTAGGTATACCTATAGACTTTGCTAATGAGGTAGGTCTTACTAAAGAAGAAAATAAAGTTATATTAACTCTTGAAAATGGAGCCATAGTAATAAGAAAAAAAGAAAATGAAGAAAATTAAAAAAAGGAGTACCAGTTGGCATTGGTACTCCTACTCTAGTTAGTAGGTCTAGAAACTACTGAATTTTAAAACGACAGTTAGTTTATTGAATGAATTCCTTAATAATATTATTATATCATATTAATTCTAAGAATTTAGAACTTACATATCCAAGCCCTTTATTCCCTTTAAATCCTTCTATGCTTATCCATCCATTTAAGCAATATTGTAAATTAACTATATCACCGTGTTTAACTTGTCCTATAACATTATATTGAGTTCCTCTATTATATCGTACATTTAAAACATCTGCTGTAACCCTTGCTTTTCTTCCTGAATAATCTCCATTTTTAAACCCTTCATTTGAAGTTGATAGTTGAATATATTTACCACTTATAAAACCTTGTTTGCCATTTAAAACAACTCCAAACCAATTATTTAAACAATAGCCAACTTTTATTATTTGACCACCTTTAAGTTTCCCTATTACATTTCCTAAATTGCCGTTTTGTGGTCTACTATCTCTTACATTTAAAACATCTGCTATAATTTTTGCATTACAGTTATACTCTCCATTTTTATAATCACTTTGGTTATTACTTGAATTTTGCTTTAATAATCTATCTTTAAAGTTCCACCATCTACTCCAATTATTTACATTAAAAGCAGAAGGACAATTTTTTCTTGATGCATCATAATGTCTTACAACGTGATCCTTGTCTATACCATATTTTTTCATAAGGTGTTTTGTTAATTCTAAAGTATTTTCTACTGTTTTTTCTGATATTCTCCCGTTATCAGTTCCGCACATTTCTATAGCTATGGAATTCCTATTATTTATACCGGATTCATTATGCCCATCTCCACAATGCCAAGCACCGTTATATTCTTCTACTACTTGATATATTTCATTATCATCTACAAAATAATGTGCTGATGCATTTCTATTTCCTCCAAAGAAATAATCTGCATTATTCTTAGCAGTATCACCTATATTTCCAGTATAGTGAATTACAATATACTCTACGTTATTTCCTTCATAATGATTATATTGACTTATTTCTCTTTTTATATCTAACATCTTGATACCTCCAAAATTTATATTTTTATATTTTAAAATGCAATAAAAAAAGACTTCAAAGAGTCTAATTCACTACCTTTTGTTTAACTTAATTTAAATTTATAAATAATTTATATATAATTTTTGTAAACATTATTTTTAAATTTTATATAAATTATTTGTTATCTTTTAACCCTTTACTAGAAGGGTCTACACATACACCAACTAATGCAGCTATAACAGCTACAACAGCAACTGGATTAGCTAATATACTTAATAAAGCTTCTCCTAATAAGTTCCAACTTGTTAGAGTTTTAAAATCAATTCCAGCTGATGAAAATATAACTCCGCCTAAACCTAACCAAAAATATGGATTTTTTAATCTACTTTTCATATATAATCTCTCCTTTTTTATTTAAATAAATGATTCTGTATAGCATAAAAAAAGAAACCTATAACACCACTACAAATAAAACCAAAGCCCCATTTTAATGTGTTTACAAGTCCCTCTATACTCTTACATAAGTTATCTATTTGTATATCTCTTTTAGCATCACTCTGCTCTAATTTATCTAACCTTTCAGAATGATTATTTATACGCCTTTCATGTGCTTCTAGCATATGGTCTGCTACTTCATTATTCATACATCCTCCTAAAATTGCATAAAAATAGAACTATCTTTTATAGTCCTTCGGTCTTTATATTTGTTTATCTTCAGTTATCTTTATTGGTAAATTATTAGTGGGCTTGTCATAATCTTCGCCAGTTATTTCTTTAAATTGTTCCTTTGTTATTCTTTCAGCTTCAACAAATAACCTAACATCATCTACCTTATATATTTTTAAATCAAAATATTTATTTGCCATTTCAAAATACCATTTATCCATTTAAATTACCTCCTAATGATTTTAATATTAAATTAGCAATATCTTTTTCTATGCCTTTAACTTGTATATCTTTATTAACTAAATTTAAAGTTGTTTGAGCCATATTAGTATTTAAATTATTTATTTCAATATCTTTGTTAATTGATTTTAAAGTTGCTTGTGCTAAGTTTATATTTAATTCTTTAATTTGAATATCTTTTTCTAGACTTTCTTTTATTAAAAATGCATTTTGTTTTTCTAATAAATCAGTTCTAGTCGGTTTTGGCTTCTTATATTCAAAAGGAATTATTTCAAATATATCTTTATCTTCAATTGTATAAAGTTCTTTTAACTCAAAGCTTTCTTTTAATTTAAAATCATTTGTTAAACATCTTAGATATTCCCATAATTGTTGATTAATCATTATATTAGGGCTAGGAATAACTTCATTATATTCATCTAAATAAAACCCATTAAAAGTAAAACTATCTTCTTTATAATGTAAATAAATTTTCACTTTAGAACCTCCTATCTTCCAATTGCAATCCATTGGATTCTTACATCTTTACCATTTTCATTTTTACTCTCAAAGTCTAAAGCTTCTGCATATCCACGTGTTAAGTTATCACCTACTACACTTCCTGTTGTTTCACAATACCCACCGTAGCTATTTGATGCTACGTTACCCGTACAGTGTACATACTCTTTAAATGCTATGGGATAGTATAAATATCCCTTCGCCCTATAACCATCAAATTTTATTACTGTACTTCCCCATTGAATTATCGTACCATTAGGAAATTTTTGATACCCATTAGTTTGGCTATTTCTCCCCTCAAAATCACTCAATTTAGGAATTCTAGACCAATCACTCCAATTCCCTTGATAATTTAGAAACCTTGAAGAGATATAACCGTCTATAGTTAAAAATATTTGTTGCCTTTCTTTTCCCCTTCTAGGTAAAACTATCAAACTTCCATATATAGAATTTGGAAAAGGTGCTCCAGGTAAAGTAGTTTCTGCTCCTACAGAATATCTTCCAGGTTCAATAGTTTCATTAAAGTTAAATATATCCCCTTTATTTATATTAAGGTATTTTGCATCTAAAGAATCTTTTAAATTTAAGCCAGGCAATTTAATTAAATTTAAATCAAAGTTATTTAAATCTATATTTTCAAGTTTTTCAGATATTGAACTATCTGAAGATACAAAAGAAGAAGGTATAGAATATTCTACGCCAGGATCTATTACCCCACTATTTACTGATAATAAAGTTTGAGGATTAAAAGATCTAGTTGATATATCTAAGCATTCATAAATTTCCTCTTTAATCATCGGACAAACTACGGTAGTTGGCGTTCCTTTAAAATAATTTTTAAATGTATTTAAATCTGTAGCTTTAGATTTATTTAGAAATACCCATAATAATCCCTCTGATGCATATATATGCTCTTCATCAAGTACATAGTTTTGTATAGAATTAAATCTATCTGAAGTAACTAATCCAGGAGATAAATTTGAATTTCTTAGATAACATCTAATTGTATTGCCTACATCCCCATCAAACACCCAGTTTTCACTTCCATTTATAGTAAGCTCCATACATTGCTTCCTATAATAATAGTTACCATCTAAATACTTTTCTATGGTATCCCATTTTCTTAATATAGGCTTACTCCAATTATTATTATTTCTAAATAAAATAGAAGTTTTATCTTGTTTATATTTAATATTTATTTTTGAATTATCTTTTGAAAACCCAACATATAAAGAATCTATTATATTTAATCTATTATAAAAACTAAATTTCATATATTTAGCATTCTTAGGAATTGATGAATATTGAATGCTAGTTGATTCTTCTCCTGATATAAAATTTTTATTATTGTCATAATAAGTAAATATAGCAACTTGATTATTTCTTATTTTTAGATTTTTAAAATTCGAGTTAATTTCTATAAAATAATCAGTATAAAAGGAATTAGTATTTTGTTGAATATTACCATTGTTTTTATTTAAATATCCGCCTTTAATGATTTTACTTTTATCTAACATATTCCCTAAATTATTAGATAGGATTTCTATTTCATCTATTCCATCACCTACAGATTTAAGACCTTCAAAGTAACCAGGTGGGTTTTTGGTATAGTCGCCCTCTAGTATCATTAGCTTAACCTTTTGTGTTAACTCATTTCTTTGTTCTGTAGTTAAATTCGTATTATTTACACCATAAAAGTGGGGCATAATTGTATCTAATTCAATAGGATGAGTTACAGTAAAAGTTGTTGGTTTAATATCTGTTGTATACTTTATAAGATTTTCAGTAGAAGTACTATTTCCAAGATACATACCCTTTATAAAACTAGGAACATTTAGAGGTATATAAGTATAAGTTTTATTAACTTCTAAATTTTTAAGTGCTACTATATGGGTATAGGCTGTAATGCCTGAACCAGTAAAAGGGTCTTTAATTTTTATAAGATTAACTAAGCTGTTACCAGTTAACTTTAAATTTTGTATATATCCATTTGAACTTTCTGATATAACATTATTTCCAGTTATCTTTTTACCACCATTATCGACTATATTACTAGCTTGTTCTAAAACTCTTTCAAGTCCTTTTATATTAACTTTAGCTTCTGTATTTTGCCCCTCTAGTTTATCTTTATTTGCTACTAAATCCTCTAACTTAGAAAGGTCTTGTTTAAACTTATCTAGTTCCTTTTTAGCTTGTCCAACGTATCTATCAAGCTTTTCTAAAGTACATATATCTGTAATAGATTCTATAGCTTTATCAGAGCCTACTTTTTCTTTTACCTCAAATAAAAATGTAGCTGTTGTTACTTGTCCAGTAGATGATTTTAATTCTAATTCAGCATAAGTTAATCCACTTGCTGTTAATGCTTGATTTTTTACATTTATTTTAACTTCATCATCTTGAATAGTTACATTATCTTCTTGATATACTATAGTTCCATCTGATTTTTTTACGAACATTTTAATTTTTTCGCCCTCAAAATGATAAGGAAGTCCATTTTTATATAAAGATGCATAAAAAATAGCAGTGTCATACTGCTTTAATCTAAACTTTGGTATATGATCTTCTCTTTCTATATCTAACTTAAAATGAAAGTTATTTATTGCCAATACTATCACCTTCTTCTGTATATAATCTCCAATACTCTTTATTTTCAACAATATCAGTATTTAAATTATTTTCTTTTAAAGCATCTAGAAATACTTCTTTATTTCTTTCTTTTTCAAATCCTTTACGTTTAGCTGTTACAACATATTTAAAATTAAAATCTTTTCTATCCGATTCAACTATAAAATAATCTTTTGTTTGTTCTTTTATTCTATAGTCTCCCCATCCTTGTTTTATTATTTCAACAGTATAATCTAATTCCAGATTAACACTATCTTTAAATATATTATCTAATATAACTACTCTTTCATATGTAACTTTATCATCATGTTTAACTTTTTCTACAGTTAATGAATGCATACTTCTATCTGTTAAATAACTTTCGCAATCCTCTACACTATAGAATAATCTTTCACCGTATTTTTCAGTCTTTTGAACACAGTTTTTATTCCCTTGAACGATAAAATCTTGACTTACTACAAGCCCACCTTCAGTAAAAAGCTTTCGTTTTGATACTAAGTTTCCAGCTTTATTTGCATAAAATATAGCTTCTCCATTTTGATATATATTAAAAAATTCAGTACAAAAAGAAGCATATGGATTACCATCCTTTGAAAAACATGTTTGTTCAGGGGAAAAACTAGCATATTCAGGAGCTCCATTAGCTAGAACATCATATAATGTCAATCGGTTTTTTTTCAAAGCTAATCTAGAAAAATTGTTTGTTCTTTCTACAACTACAAAATCATTTAATACCTTATTTACGAAATTATTTGTAGTGGAATTATATAAACTACTTGTACCATATTTAAGCCAAAATTCAGACCCTTTAAATTCTGTATCTTCTAAAATAGTGACTGGAACATTTGTAGATCCATCTATATTATCTTTATCGCATCTAATATAGCTGTAATAAGTTCCATTTTTTTCATACGATAAAGATAAAAAACAATTTAATGCATTAGCCAAAACAACACCAGGCATACTTGCATTAGAGTTTAATCTAGATGAATATAGTTTTCCTACTGGATCTCCTTCTCCATCCCAATCATATAAGTTTATATTTTGGCCATTCAGTTCCACTGCATTAACACCATTTTTTTTAGTCATAAGTCCACCAGTTTTTGATAAATCTATTTGTAAGCTTCCATCTAGATTTTCTATTAAAACGGTTTTTAATTTACCAATAAGCCAGTCAGCATATACATAGCCACCACCTATAAAAGTGTTCCATTGCCAGTCTTTATCGTCTAAAGTTCTTTTATTAGCTATCATTAAGCCCATAGAGCCTAGGGCTAATGCTCCATATGTTTTACTACCTTGAACTCTATCTTCAAATAACATTGCCTTGACTTGCTGAGGTTGTGCAATATCCCTTAAAGCTTGAAACTTAGTGTTGAGAGCCGAAACTACACCTTCTAAACTTTCAGCTTTAACATTACCATTACTATTTAATATACTATCTAGTTTTTCTTTTGCTAGATCTTGTCTATCAAAGTAATCTGTATTAAGTTCCCCTAGTGTTATAGAGTTATATTTTTTATTTAATATATCCCATTCAAGGGCTACACATCTAGTAGTTAAATCTACACCTATATTTTGATGTTCAACTGTTAATGTATCTCCAATTCCAACATTAACTAGCTTCTTAAAACCTTTATATTCTTCTGTATTTTCCAATATAGCTATATCAACTTTTCCTGAAACTTTAGTTTTATCTAAGCCACTTTTAAAAGCTTCCTTAACTCTTTGTCGCATAGCTTCATATAAAGATTCTCTTGTTTCAAAACCTTGTTCATCTTCTCCACTGCAATCTTCCTTTAGTTTTAAATCTTCAAAAACCATATGTCTTTCTTTTACAATTGGATACTTATTAATTAATGGAGAATCAACAAAAAGTTCAGGTAACATAATACCGTTATAAGCTTGTGGGTATATACGTGTAGCTATTTCATCTGTATTTTCAGCTAAGTCTATATCTAACATATTTCTAGAGTATTTAACTTTTACTCCATAATCTCCACCGATTCTATGATTTACATATACATCAAAGTTATCAGCTATCACTTCTCCACCCCAACGGTTTAATAGTGTATTATCACTATCTCCACTTATTGCACTTAAAGCATTCATTTTAACAAAGTATGCTGTATTAGTTAGGCTAATATCTGAATGTCCTTTAAATTTAGTTCCGGTTAAAATAATATTTAAGGCTGTTTCACAATTAAAATTAACTGCTCTAGTATCTACAATAATTTTATCAATTAAATCAAAATAAATATGTCTAGCTTTTACTTTTACCCCAAACATACCTTTTGCTACGTCATAGATTCTAAATAGCTGTTGATTTTTGCTATAACAAACATCGCATTTGACTATCCCTAAATTTTCAATTGTTTTCCATCTTTTTTCTTTATCGTAACTATGTTCAAATTCAATTTCACAAATACCATTCAGCTCTACTTTTAAAATAGCACTAGACGGCTGTAATTTTATATCTCCATTTTTATCAAAGTTAGTATTCGATGGTTTATAACATTGCATTATAAACACCTCCATCTAGGTTTTATTTTAAGTACTTGTATATTACCTTCAAATTGTATAAGGTTAGCCCCCTTATTTAGCTTTGGAAAAGCTCCAGTACCTAAATTAAAATAATTATCGGTAGTTTTAAAAACTAATTCAAGTTCACTATCAATATATATATAGTCTTGAACTGGTACAGTAAACTTTCTATTATTTATACTTACTTTTACCTCTCCATTGCCTTGTATATATATCTGTGGCTTTGATTCTAAATAATAATTATATAAATTATCATTATTATGTATCTCAATAAATTCATCTGCATCTAAGTTATATAAATAGGCCCTACAAGTAAAATCAATTCTAAATTTACCTTTACGTCTTAAGATAGTTTCAAAATCTCCATTTAATTTTACATCCACTACTTTATAAAACCATTCAGGATCATCATTAAAAATTAATTTATTATCTTGTATTTCATTAATCCATAATTTAATTTGTCTAAATCTTTCCTTAAGATTATTTTTTTCTATGAAATTAAATTCAACCGGAATTACAATATCCTTATATCCGCCCATATTTTCATAAACTGAACCATCTCTACCAGGAATTTCTTTTGCAATTTTATTTTTAGAAGGAGAGGGAATATTAGGTCTTTTTACTATGCTTAATCCTAAATCAAATTTAGAATTTAAATTATTAAATATTAAAAAATACTTACTAAACATCTATACATGCCCCCTTGCTATTCCTCTACTTCTTTGATTTTTACTTATTAAATTTCCAAATTCATCAAATATAGCTTCAGCCATATCTTTATTCCCTACTTGAAGTACAACTTGAATTAGTTTAGGTTCTCTACTATCTTTTTCATATGCTTTATTTCCTCTACTATCTAAAACTTTTTGTACTGAATTAGTAACTAATTTATCTAACTTACTTAAAGGTATTACAGCTTCGTGTTCTTTCCCTTCTCCAACAAGTGCAAGAGTAGATTTTGTTACTATACCACCTTCAGCCAACGCTGGTATCTGAGGTAAATGAATACCGAAATGTTTCCCACCAAAAACTGGGACCCAATTAGGTATATTAAAGCTAATCCTATTAACTGCCCTTATTGCTGAGTTAATCCCACTAATAGCAGCATTAATAGGAGCTTTTATAATTCCTCCTATAGTTCCAAAAATACTAGCTATTATTTGCTTAAGTCCACTAAAAATCTTTCTCCAGTTTCCAGTAAATACACCACTTAAGAAGGTTAAAACACCATTAAAAACTCCTTTTATTCCATTCCATACAGTTCCAACTACTGAAAAGAAATGATTTAGCGGAACTCCTAATAATCCAAATGTTTTTGTAAAATCTCGATGGAATGCACCTTTAAAGAAGTTGGCAAATCCAACAAATATACTTTTAACTTTAGACCATACAGCATTTACACCGTTTCTAAACCAATCGCATTTATTATATAAAGTAACAAATACAGCTCCTAAAGCAACTAAAGCTGTTATTACAATGCCTATTGGATTCATACTCATTACTAAGTTTAATCCTTTTTGTGCTAATGTCATAGCTTTTGTTGCTCCAGTTACAGCTAATTGAGCTCCTTTAAAAGCAAGCATTTTAGCTTTATTTCCTAACCACATTAAACCATTCTTAGTTAATTGAGCCGAATTTTTTAATATTGCTAATGTTAATTTACCTAAGTTCTTAGTTACTGTTAGAAGTCCCTTCCCAAATGCCAAGATTCCTTTAACTGCTGTTTTACCTATACTTATAGCAAACTTACCTAAATTTTTAGTTACTGTTAAAAGACCTTTACCAAAACTCTTTAATCCTTGAACAGCTTTTTTACCTATGTTTACTGTAAAATCTTTTATATTTCTAGATACTTTTACTATGCCTTTTCCAAATTTAACTAGCTTAGTTTCACCATCTCTAGTAGCTTTTGCATAATCTTTTATAGCTTTACCTGATTTTTGCATGAATTTTATATTATTACTTAAGCCTTTAGATAATTTTGCAAATCCACCTATAGCTAAGTTAGTAGCTACAAATGCAGCTCCTAATCCAACAACTAATTTTTTTTGAGTTCCACTCATACCACTTATAGCTTTTGTTATATTAGCTATTCCTTTAGCAACTAAAGATATAAACGGTGATATTACATCTCCAAATCCTATTAATGCGTTCTTAGCTGAATTTAAGGCTTTTCTTAGTCCTTGACTTGTTGCAGAATTAACTTTATTAAATGCTGTTTCTGTAGAGCCTGCACTATCTTTCATTTTACCAAGCATATCATTAAATTCTTTTCCTGACTTAGAACTTAATACAAGTGCTGCTTTACCTGCTTCGGCACTACCAAACATATCTGAAAGTGATTTACCACTTTTCTTAGCATCCTTTTCCATCATTGCTAGAATATCACCAAGTGATTTACCACTCTTTATTAACTCTGGAAATGACTTACCACTAGCTTTTTTTAGTGCTTTATTTGCAGCTGTTCCACTTTTCCCAAGCTCATTTAACATACTGTTCATGTAAGTTGTTGTTTCAGCTGATTTTATACCTTTTGATGTCATTATTGCATATCCACTAGCTACTTGTTCTAAATTAACACCTAAAGACTTAGCTGTAGGTATAACTTTACCCATGTCAGCAGATAATTGACCAACTGTAACTTTACCAAGGTTTTGAGTTTGAATAAGTGTATCACTTACTTTTGTAACATCTTGTGCTTTTAATCCGTAGGAGTTCATTATAGTAGTTAATAAGTCTAATGATTGTCCTGCTTCTGCAAATCCTGCTTTAGCTAGTTTAGTTGAGTTACTTACAAAATTAACTGCATCCCCAGTTTGTTGTCCTGCTGAAATAGCATCATATACGTTATTAGCTATTTCCTCGCTTGATATTCCAGTTTGGTCCGATAAATCTAATATACCTTTTCTTAAATCTCCCAAAGGTACTTGAGTAGTATCAGCTATTGTGCTTACTTTAGCCATCCCATCTTCAAAACCAATACTAGCCATAGCAGCAGCAGTTCCTATTCCAGTTATAGCTGTACTAGCTGGCTTCATTTTATTAGAAATACCTTCAGCTTTTTGACTAGACTTTTCAAGTCCTTCACTAAATTTATCAAGCTTACTTTTTTCTAACTCTTTATTAACTTCTTGTAATGCCTTTTCATTTTCTAATAATGCCTTTTTACTATTATTTAATTTAATTTCTGCATTATCTAATTTTTTAGTGTTACTATCTATAGCTCTATCATTTTGTTCATATTCTTTTTTTAAATTATCTAATTCTTGTTTTAATTTCTTAGATTCTTCACTGTTTTTACCAGTTTGGCTTACACTCTCTTTATATTTTTCATTAGTTTTTTCTATTTTGTCTGCTAATGATGACTGTTTTTCCTTTTGCTTTGATATATCAGAATTAAGTTTACTTATATTCCTTGTTTGTGCTTCTATCATTCTATTTTGAATTTGCATCTTGCTAGTTAATTCTGATTGTTTACTTTTTAAAACATCTGTTGTACTTCCAAATAGTCTAGCTTGTGTTTGTGCTAAACTATAGCTACTTCCAACTTTTTTTAATTCAGCAGACATTTCTTTCATTTGTTTTTGAAAGTCAGAACTATTTGCTCTAATTTTAATATTAGCTGCCATTTAAAACCTCCCTTCTTTCAAAAATAAAAAAAGACTATGCTTCTATATCTGCATAATCTTCTTGAATACACTCTTTATTTTTAAGTGAATAATCTATATAATCTAATAACTCAAATATGTTTGTTTCTAAGCATTCCTTTAAAGAAAACTTTAACTTTAATCTAGCAAAATCAAAGATACCATAAAGTATTTTTAAACTTATTTCATACTTACTAATATCTCTTAAATTTTTTTCATCTTCATATCCGTTTTCTTTATCATAATCATCAAATGCACTTTCGCTTTCTTCTATTTCTTCATCACTAAGTACATCGTTTATTTTTGCATGGACCTGTTCTATATATTTTTCAATTAACATATAAGTTTCTAAAATATCATATATTTCTTTTTGGTCCAGTTCTTTTACCTCAATTTTATAATCGAAAAATATATTTATAAGTTTATTTATATAGATTAAATTATCTTCATTTTTATCTATCAAATCCATAGTTTTTATAATTTCTTTATACTTTGAACAACTAAAGTTATTAGTATAAAGACAAGAAATAGATATATCAAATATATCTATTTCTTGTCTTTCATAAAAAGTGCTTTTGTCTTATCTATACTTTTATTTAATTTTTCAGCTACCTCAAGGTCTGCTCTTATAAAATTAAATATTATATCACTTACTTCAAATTCATTATTTATATCAGCTTCCGTAAATTGATTATCAAATAAAACTACTAAAGCATTTACCATTTTATCTAAATCTTCATCATCATAATTCTCTTTGCCAGTTAATTCATCTCTTACTTTTGAATATACCTTATATTTACTTCTAACCATCTTTCCACTGTCAAATTCCTTATTATTTACTACTATTTTCATAAAAATCACCCTTTCAAGTTTGATATTTTACTAAAATAAGCAACTTTTTAAAAATACTTAAATATAGCCATTTTAAGAGGTTGCTTATTTTAATTGATTAATACATCGTATATTTTTTTAAATCTGTTTATAGGCTAATTTAAAAAGCCGTTTTTTCTTAAACCTAAAAAAATTAATATTTTAAGATACTTTTTTAACTGGTTCTTGTACTTTTGAAAACCAATCTTGTATAGCTGTTTTAGCATCTGAATTTTCTTCTAGTAAATAACTTTCATTTACTCTAATTCTCCAGTTACCATCTTTTTGACGTGGATAGAAAGTCCCTTTTAATTTAGGAGTTTGAGTTTTTAATTTATCCTGATTTGTTTCATAGGTTTCTGTTCCACCCTCGCAGAATTTACCAGCATATAGCCATACAAATTCATATTTTTTATCAGTTCTTTTAGCTCTCCATCCTAAAGCTATTTCATTCGCCATGTCATCTTGATTATCTACTAAAAATCCATTGTCATAGATACATCCTTTTAACAAGGATTCTTGTTTAGGACTTAAATCATTTAATTCTATTTCTACTTCTATACTTTCTAAAATTTCTACAACAGTTTCTGTTCCATCATCACTATATAATTTTTCAACTTTCTTTTTTTCTGTAACTTTGGCACTTATAGATCTAGCTAATTTTTCAATTTTAGTAGCAGAATATTCAGTAGCAGTGTTTTTTTCAACTAATGCTGCCGATATATCCCTAAGTCCCATTCTTCTACTACTTACAACTGTTTCACTCATTTTATCACTTCCTTTTTGAGAATAAAAAAAGACTTACTATATAAACTCGTTATAAGTAAATCTCATTGCCTTATGATATATTTTTGTTTTAACTTCATAGAAATCTTGACTATCTGTTTTCCTAAAGTCATTTTCTATCATTAATTTCCTAACTTGCTTTTTTAAATTATACGCTTCTAAACTATCTTTACTCCAAATGTCAAGCTGTATATTATGTTCTATACATCTAGCCTTATCATCTTCATATTCATTATCTTGTTCTAAATACTCATGAATTGTAATATGTGTTTTATTTATCTCTTCATCATACCATCCCTCAAATACTTGAATATTTGTAGATTCTAAAGCCTTTACAACAAGTGCTATAATATCAAAATCTTCATTTTCCACTATATCACCTCTCAAGCTTTTTAATTAATTTATCATATTCTTTTATAGCTATATTATCATACTGTTTACCTAGCATCTTATTAACTACACCAAAACTATGATGTGGAGGTCTTTGACTTGTACCCCATTCTTCCATTTTCATATAATAGTAATTACTATTGTCAGATTTTTCCCATCCTACAACTATATATTTTTCACCTTTTTTAGTTCTAAACTTAGGAACTGGAACATTATCACTAGCATGACCACTAGGTCTACTTCCTTTTCTTCCACTTTTGCTATTATCTTTACTTTTATGAATTAGTGGTTTAACAGTTTGATAAGCTAAATCTCCACATTCTTTTAATATCTTTTTATTAATATTGTCAACTTCGGATTCTGAGGCTAAAGACTCAGCTATTTTTATAATTTCATCTAAGCCTTCGAATTCCATTTCAATGTTCATTACAATACCTCATTACATTTTATTTTTACAAACTTTTTACTATAATTCATAAAATCAACATCGTATATATTATATTTTCTTCCATTCCATTCAACTATATAGTCTTCTTTATTTCTTAATTTTTCAATAAGATTACAATATCTAACTTTAAATACTATAGTATTTTCAAGTTTTATATTAATCGCTTCATACAACTCTTTACCATATAAATCTAAAATATCTGCCCAACAAGTATATAAATGAGTTTCTTTGATTCCTTGTCTTCTACCATTTACTACGTTCTTTTCTAGCTTTTTTATTGTTATTCTACTATTTAACAAAATCATCACCTATTAACTGTTCTTGATTTATAATACTTTTTATTATATATCTTACTTTTTCATCTTTATCATCAACTGTATATCTATTCTTTTCATACATATCCTCAGCTAATGTAGCAACCAATAGTTTTTGTTTAGCTCTTTTTTCATTATAACGGCCTAATGCATCTTCAATATATTCTATTGATGCACATCTAATTATTTCTAACTTACCATCATCATCATTAAAATCTACATGTATCCAACTTTTTAATTCTTCTAAAGTCATAATTCCTCCTTAATTACTAGTGAAGGTATTACTTCCCTTCACTAGTTATTATAGGTAATTCCCCATAACAATAACATTTATCTGAACTATCACATTGAACAACATCTATAAATTCTATTAATCTTGCTATTGTAGTGTTTGACATAAACCCTGCTTCAGATGAAGTTGCAAATGCTACTTGTCCATCTAAATCAACAAATTTTACACCTTCAGCTAAATTCCCATAGAATATAGGTGCCTTATTTTCAACACTAGGTAATAGTGAGTTTGAGAATTGCTCTACTATGTACCCTTTAAATTTACTTTGTGTTGGATTAGCTGGATTAGTTTCTAGTATAGGTCTTCCATTTGCATCTAATGCAGAATCTAACACATCAAATCCATCTTGATTTGTTACAATTACAGTACCAAATAAAACAGCAGGATCTAAGTCTTTGTTTATTGACGATTTTAAGGCTTTCCAGTCTGCTAAAGCTTTTGCTTTTTTACCTTTCTTTAAAGCTGCTATTCCCATTTGATTTTCTGTTATTACAGCTTTTTTTGAAAATACCTCAACTATATAATTTATTAATGCATTATCTGTTAAGTTTAATAATGTATTAGATAACTTTATAAATGCAGCTTTTTCTACTAAAGAGTATTTTATATTTTTAAACTTAATCTCTTTATCATCTGTTCCTTCTTCTCCATCTGTAAAATCTACTAATCCAGTTACCGTTTCAAAATCTTCAATAGGGAATGATCCAGTTAATGCACTAGCAGGCATATATCCTAATACATCTCTTAAAGATTTATATTGTCTTATTTTTTTAGAAATTAAAGTTCTAATATCTTGTGGTAAAATATAG